TTCTTAAAACTTTATAAATAATTTCTATATAATGTTCAATATCTTTTTCATTGTGTCTACCTTTAGTGCTTTTATTTGGTATTTTATTAACATAAAATTTAATTAATTCTAAAAGAAATTTATTCATAAATATAAAATATATTTTTTAAAAATAATTAAAATTTATAATTTTAATTATTCTACCACTTAATAATAATAAATAATCAAAATTCTTCTGGAACAAATCCAAAAACATTTAAATTAAATGCAAATGTTTTATATAGTACAATAGAATCTAATAAGATTGTTGTTGACTATGATAATAATAATCCATTAGGAAAAGGTTCTTTTTCAAAAGTTTATAAAATAAAATATAATGGCAATGATAAAAAATATATTTTTAAATTAACTAAAAAATATGAAACTAATAATTCAGAGTATAAATCATTAATATTTCATATATTATTACAGCGCCGTTTGAGGTCATATTCTCCAAACTTATTATCTAAAATATGCAATATTTATGAAACGGGAATATGTAATATAGATGGTAATGATTATTATTATTCAATAATGGATAATTGTGGTGAAGAACTTTTTAAATATATTAAAAATAATAGAGAAAAATATAACAATATAAAAAAAATTGTAGAATTAATGATTCAAATGTGTGAGTGTATTAAGGTAATACATGATGTTGGATATATGTATCTTGACTTTAAACCACAAAATTTTTTAATTGATGATAATGAAAATATTAAATTAATAGATTTTGGTTTAATTTTAAAAAAAAATACTATATTAAATTTTCCATGTGGAACACCTATATACATGTCACCTAGAATTTTATATTTATATTTAAAAAGAAAATCTTCTATCGAAATATTACCTGACTTAGATTTATTTTCAATAGGTTGTTTTTTTTTAGAAATGATTTATTATTGTATATTTAATGAATATTATATATATGAGGATAAAACCCTTGCATATAGTTCATTGCCATTATATAAAAGTAAAATGGTGTCAAATATATTCATTCGAAGAATATCTTATTATGAAAACAAATCATCTATTTTAGACGAAATCATAAATAAATTGATACCATCAAAAAAATTTTCTACAGATGATATTATAAAAATTATTTCAATAATAATGATATGTATTAGCAGTCATAAAAAACAATATACTATTGATCATCTTATTCGAGAATTCAATAAATTACTTTATTTTAAATATATAAATTCAAATAATTTAGGAAATATATTCAATATCATGCATAATTTATGTAATGCAATTATTAATAATACAAAATTTTATAATAATATTACGAGTAAAAAATTATGTTTTAGCCCCAATGTATTTTATATAATTAATGGACAAATTAAGGTAAAAAATAATGTAGATAAAGATACAGATGTAGATACAGATGTAGATAGATATGTAGATAGAGATGTAGATACAGATGTAGATACAGATGTAGATAGAGATATATCTAAAGATATATATAAATATACAGGTATAAATACATATACAGGTTCATCAAATAATAGAATAAAAGAATTTTACAAACCACCAGATTCATTTGATAATCCACCTGAATCAAATAAATTAATATCACTTGAACAAAAATATATATTTTCATTAGGTTGTTTTTTAATAGGAATGATATGTACAGAAATATATAATAGACCTACATTTTTTAATGATTCTATGGTATGTCCTATAAAAATAGATTTTAAAGATAAAATTAGTGAAAAAAGAAATAAATACACTGATGAAAAACATAGACAAAATTTAAATAAAATTAATTGTCGTTTGATAACATCGGGTCATTCTAAAGATGTATCTAACTCTGTATGTGATATAATTGATAAAATGGTTAATCCTTATTCAGAATATAGTTATAGATATATAAATATTGTTACAATTATTAATGATATTAATATATTAATACAATTGATTAAAAGAAATAATGAAAAATCTGTAACACTCAAAAATAGTCCAGAATGTTCTATACAAGATGGTTTTAATAAAAACAAAGAAATTAACAGTTTTTTTTCAAAGAGTAAATCATTATTAAAAAGTCTTATTACAAAAAGACAGCCCAAAAATGGTATATATAAACCTAAAATTAAATAAAATACTCTTTCGTATTTTTATAAAATCTCATTGACAAGTTGTAATCAATCTTACCAACATTTAATATAAAATATAAATATGTACTTCTTAAATTACATAATATAAAAAAAAACATATATATTTTTTTGAAATCATCACTAAATGAATTTTTACTATCCATCATATATATAGCAATCTGTTGTAAAATATACATGTGACTATAGAATAAATAAAAGTTATAAACAATAATTAATTTACACCAATTATTTATATCATTATCTTCAAAAATATATTTCTTAATATCTTGTACATCTCTTTTTATAAGTTGAAGTTTTGAAAGTGTTTCTGTATCCATTATTTTTAATAATTATATAAATATATATTCTTTATTTTAAATTACTTTTTATATATTATTATTTATTTTTAATTTAAAAATAAAAACGAATTTAAAGTGATTATAATTAAATAATATCAAAACAAACAACTATGGCACTAGAAATTCAAGAACAAACTTTAACACCTACTTTATTATGGTATCAAGACCCTTTTTTTGTTCATTTTACTTTAACAGTTCATAATGTTAAAAATGAGAATATTATAATAGATGATAATAGTTTTTCATTTACATCAAATACCCGTCCAAATTATTCAATTGAATTTGAATTGTTAAATAATATTAATAAGGAAGAATCAAGTTATTCTATAAAAGAAAAATATGTTAAAGTTATGTTAAAAAAAATAGACAGTGAAAAATGGACGTCTTTAACAAAAAATAGAAATATTTTTAAAAATAATATTAAAATTGACTGGGATTCGTGGTATGATTCTGATGCAGAGGATGAGGGTGATTTACCAAAATCAAGAAATGATTTTTCAAATGTAGATTTTTCAAGTATGATGCAACAAATGCAAGGTATGGGTGGAATGAATAATTTTATGCCAAATATGGAGAATGATAATGAAGAAGAAGATACTGAAAATGAAACAGAAAATTTGGAAATTATGGGTGAAAATATGGAGGAATTAATGAAACAAATAGAAGGTATGAGTAGTTCTGAGATGGAAGAATTTATGAAAAATATGGAAGGATTAAATGGCGAAGAAGACGAATGTGAAGATGGTGAATGTGAAGAAGATGGAAATTGTGAAGAATGTGATCAAGAAGCAGTATGTGAAGAAGAAGGAATAAGTGAAGAAGCTTCTGAATAAGATGTTATAAAAATACATATTAAACCTTTCCTCAATTAAGACAAACCAAAATTTTTTATTCATTTTTATAATTAGAATTATACTCTTCGTCGGTAATTAATCCAAAAGTTTTAAATATATTAAGGCGCTTATTAAAATTTTTAATTATATTTGTATCATGATCTATAAAAGACTTATATATTAAAAATGTATCTTTATAAGAAGGATTAAATTCCCAATTACAATATATTTTTTCTCTATCAAAAGTATTTACTGTTAAATTATTATTGTTATGTAAATTCTTATTTACAATGTCTTGATCCCAGCCATTGGTATTTATTAAATCAGTTAAGACGGTTTCAAAAAATGTCAGTGTTTTTACATTACAATTGATTAATATTAGTCCAATATTATAATAGCCACAACCATCATTATCAGCAAAACATAAGTCATTGTCTATATATTTATTAAAAAAATCATTCATCTCATTTATATTATTAGAATTGATAAATATAGTTGCATCTGTAAATATAATTGAACTGCCCATATTTTCCCTAATTTTTTGTAAAATCAATTCAATTTTAATAGAAACTCCTCCAAAAAATGTATGTCCTCCTTTATTTTTTAAATCGTCTATTTTAATTCCTTCTAAATCAAATATAGAACCAATGTTTTTATGAATATGTTCATTATAATATTCATAGATTGTTGAATAAAAATATATAAACTTCATTATATATATTATATATTATATAATATAATATAATATAATATAAATTAAAAGTTCTAAATTATTAAATTTTTACAAATCGCATAATTTAATAAATATTTTTTAAACGAATATAATTTTTTTATATACTAACTATATATAATGAGTTCTATTAAATTGCCATTTACATCTGAAATGAGAGGCGGTAATAAAAATTCATCATTTAAAATTATGACAACTGAACAATTAGATAAAAAAATAAATAAATATATTAAAAGTAAACTAAAAAGCGGTAGTTTGATAAATTATATTAAAGATGTATTTTATAAAACAAATAATATATCAAAATTAAAAAAAAAAAATAAAATTATAAGCAATACTAATAGTAATAATAAATCAATAAATTATATAAAAGCGAGTAAAACTAAAGAATATTATAAAAAACTATCAAAAAAATAATATTTTATTTAATTTTAAGAATATCATAATATTTAATTATATAAATATAAATATATGAAATATACTTGTATTTCAAATAAAATATGTATTTTAGTATGTATTATAATATCTATTATAATATTTATTGCAATATGTATTATAATATTTACTATACCAAATCATTTTAAATTTTGTGTTGAAAAAGACAATGATATTGAACATTTTTGTAAAATACCTGAAACAAATCCACAAGGTACATTAAATGATAAAAGAGTTGATTTAACTGATTATAAACCACAATCAAATATTTATACATCATCGTGTGATGAATATTGGAAAGATTGGCCATTAGAAATAAATAATACTATGGTGGAAGATTCACCTATAATTATTAAATCAGACGAATTAATTTTACCTAAAGAGAAACAATTTGCAGATAATGCTTATACACGTGGTTTAATAGATTTTAAAAAATTAGGCGATTTAATAACAGAATATGTAAAATTTGACCCATTAAGTTTATCTGATGAATTAGATATTGACCCTATTTCAAAAAAACCATTAAATTATCATTATGAATTAGAATATGCATATCATGAAAGAAATTCAAAAACATATATTAATAGATGGAATATATACAATCCAAGCGTTAAAATGTATTTTGAATACGATGATATTAAATCCGATATTGAAGATATAAATATATTAAATGGCGAATTTAAAAAACGCATTGATATTAAACAAAAAGAATTACTTGATAAATCACAGTTAGTTCTATATGGTATTATTCCATTTGATATATTTAAATATAAAATTATCAAAATACAATATATTAACAATGATATTAATAAACCAATATATATTATAGAAATAGTATTATATAGAGAATCAGACCTTTATATAAATACATATTCTTATATAGGATGGATTAGAGACGGTGATTCAAAACCTGTTATATCAAATGTAAAATATATTGGTCGTAATTCCACAGATAATTTTTTATTAGCGGATTTTTATAATAAAAATGAAATAAAACAACAAATATTAAATCAGAAATTTGATAATTCGTCATTAATAGAAATGAGTCCTGATGCAATAGTAGCACAAACAAAAGCACATCAGGAATCATATAAATTAAAAAATCAGTATGCATGCTTTAATATGAATTATGACCCTACAAATAAAAGTGAATACATATTACCATACTATTCAAGAGAATCATGTGAAACAAATTTAGACCCATATGGCAGAGAAAAAGAAGTTGGTATTTATGATACACCTTGTAAAAAAAATACAGATTGTCCATTTTATAAGGCGAATAATAACTATGATAATGATTTTGGTAAATGTCAAGAAGATGGTTATTGTGAATTACCAATTAATATGGAACGAATAGGGTATAGATATTTTAGAAATGACCCTAATAAAAAACCATTATGTTATAATTGTAAATCTGAATCTTTTCAAATATATTCTACTATGGATACATGTTGTGATGAACAGTTTAATACTGAAAAATATCATTTTCTAAAATCACCAGATTATGCATTTGATAATGATTATAGAGACAGACAAAATTATTTTAATAAAAAATATTGTTCAGAAAATAATGAATCTGGACAAATAACATGTAAAGATTATAGTAATCTTCATTAAGAGAAATTTTATTAATACAAATATAAATTTATTAATACAAATATAAATTTATTAATACAAATATAAATTTATTAATACAAATATAAATTTATTAATACAAATATAAATTTATTAATACAAATATAAATTTATTAATACAAATATAAATTTATTCATTTACATATTATGAAATAAATAATACTAGTTTAATTCATTATAATAATCCTTTGTCCAAAAACATCTTTCTGGATATAATGGAACATATTTTTTAGAACACTTAATAAATTCATTCTCTTCATCTTCCCATGTTAATAATGCTTTACGTGGTCTTTCCATAACTATATTTTTTGTTGAAAAATCAATGCCTAAGTACATTATATGAATATTAAGTTCTTTTGAAATATACCAGTATCCACTCCTTAGTTTATCAACACATTTACGTGTTCCTTCTGGCGCTATAAATATTAAATAATTATCATCTTTATTTTTTAATTTATTACATATTTGTTGTGTAATACCATTTTTTACTTTATATTTATCAGTATATTCTATATTTTTTTTACTAATGCTAATTAATTTAAATCTTTTATCAAAAAATGTTAAAATAGGAGTACATATAATTTCAAATTGTTTTTTCATTAAAACATACGTATCATAATTTTCATGTAAATATCCATAATAGAAAATAAGCCCTATAAAAAAATCATAAATCGACGTATGTGATGAAATAACAATAATTTTTTTGGGCATTTCATTTTTTTCTATAAGTTCAATTTTATAACCAAGATAATCTAATAATAATCGAAATAAATGAGATATATTAATAAATTTACTAAGAGGATATATTATAAATACAAATGAAAAAAAAAGTAATAATGTATAAAATAAGTTAAACATATTTTGTATATTTGTTATATATTTGTTATATATCTTTATAATAAATATTATTTATATTAATTTTTTAAATTTGTTAATAATATCTATACATAAATAATATTATAATTAAATAATTCAAAATCTTTTTTGTAATAAGTATTTATCAAATTTATAGAATCTTTATTTAAATAATTATAATATGATATTAAACTTGAAAAGCAATTAGAATTATAATTTATATTAAAATCAGTATATCCTATGTTAAACATATTATTATTTAGATTTTCTGTTTTAAGTATTCTTATGTTATTTAATAATTTATTATTTTCATCTGTTATAAATAAATGTTGCGGTAAAGAGTGATTATCATGGTTTAATAATAAATTTATTATTAATGCATTATATACATCTTCTTTTGATGAATTTATATTTATTTTACTATAATGAAATAAATCACTAATGGCCCTATCATATGGATTTCTAACAATAGTTATTATATCAAGATTATTTGTATTTATTTTAAAAAAATCTTTATATTTCATTATATCATTATATGTAATATGTTGTAATGAAGAATTTATTTTAATTATACTATATAATTTCTCATCTTCTAAAAATCCATACAATGATTTATTATTAAGTTCAATATTATATTTTTTACTAAAATATTGTTCTAATGAACTACCACCTGTTTTAGGTATGTGTATTAATAGTAAATTTACGTTTTCATCATTAAAATATGGCATTTTATTGTTAATTTATGAGTGTTTATAATATAAAACAATATTTTTATATTATTTTCTAATAAAAATATTATTTATACAATGTTTTTTGAAAAAAAAATATAATTTACACACATTTATACACATTTATACACATTTATACAAATTATGATTTATTTTTAAGCAAAAATTAAAAATTTTATAAAAAATGCTTAAAAAAAGTTGAAAAAACAGGTGACGTAACGGGAAATCGCAACGGTGATACGTTATTGAACAACTTTTTAATTGACCGTTAATTTACCATTCCTCAAAAATCATGTTTTTTAAGCAAAAATTAAAAATTTTATAAAAAATGCTTAAAAAAAGTTGAAAAAACAGGTGACGTAACGGGAAATCGCAACGGTGATACGTTATCGCGAGACTTTTTAATCGACCGTTAATTTACCATTCCTCAAAAATCACGTTTTTTAAGCAAAAATTAAAAATTTTATAAAAAATGCTTAAAAAAAGTTGAAAAAACAGGTGACGTAACGGGAAATCGCAACGGTGATACGTTATCGTTAAAATCCTAAAATTATACTAAATTTTTTAACGATAAATTTTTAAGACGGATTTTAAGCAAAAATTTTATAAAAATGCTTAAACCTAAGTCGTAATCTGTTTTTAACAAATCAGGTGACAAGTATTCAAAAAAGTTGAAAAAAAAAGTCCAAAAGCTATGGCATTTTAGAGCCTTTTTTCAAAAGTGTAAAAAACATAAAAAACAGGTGACGTATATGATATTGTGTTTAAAAAAATGTTAAAAAGGTGACGAGTAACAAAAAAAAAGGTCAAAAAGCTATGGCATTTTAGGGCCTTTTTAGAAAGTGTTAAAAACATTAAAAACAGGTGACGTATATGATATTTCGTTTTAAAAAACGTTAAAAAGGTGACGAGTAACAAAATAAAAAGTCAAAAAGCTATGGCATTTTAGAGACTTTTTCAAAAAAATAATTTTTAAAAACAGGTGACGAGTATCATATTTTAATACATCTTTCAAAAACAGGTTACGCAAAATCAAGTCAAAAAACATGATCGCTCTAGGTGACGTAAAGGGATTTTTAAAAAATAACTTTTTTCTTAAAAAATATTTAAAAATATTATTGTATATTACACAATATTATTTTTTATTTTTTAAAAAAATAATTTAAAATAAAATTTGAATTTCGAAATTTCAAATTTAGATACATTTTTGTGTAAATTACATGTTTTTACAAATTTATTGATAAAATCATATTTTTAAAGTATTGTTAATTATACAATAATTTATATTAGTTTTAGCAAAAAATATTTTTATTGATAACAACTTTTAAAAATTTACACAAAAATTTATCTAAATCCGACTTTCAAAAAAACAGTTTTTTAAAAAATAAATTTTTTCGGAAACGCCGATTTTTTTTTTCAGATTTTCAAAATTGAAAAAACTTTTTCAAAAATAAAATTTTTCAATTGTCAAATTTAGATACATTTTTGTGTAAATTTTTAAAAGTTGTTATCAATAAAAATATTTTTTGCTAAAACTAATATAAATTATTGTATAATTAACAATACTTTAAAAATATGATTTTATCAATAAATTTGTAAAAACCTGTAATTTACACAAAAATGTATCTAAATTTGGACTTTGATTTTTAATTTTTGTTTTTAGACTATTTTATTGTATAATTTTTAATCAAAAACTATTTATTTTTATTGTTAAATTATTGTACATACTATATAATATTATTTATTAATAAAAATATTCTATATTATAAATAAATTATTGTATTTAGAATATGTATTTAGAATATGTATTTAGAAAAATGTATTTAGAAATATATATTAAAGACAAATTAAATATCTATATTTAATATAATGAATGATAAAAATTCTTATTTTGAATGTAAAAGATGTAGTTTTAAATGTGATAAAAAAAAGAATATGGAAAAACATCTTAATCGAAAAATATTGTGCATTAAAAAATTTGATTCTTTTTGCATGAATGATGAAGAATTATATAATTTATCATTGATTAAAAATTACATAAAATCTGAAGATAAAACAAATAATAAATTCATATGTGAAAATTGTAATAAATATTTTAATAGGAAAGACTCTTTACAAAGACATTCACATAGTTCATGTAAAATAATAAAAAATAATAATAAATTTATAAAAGATTCGCGTGATTCATTAGAAACAGAAAAAAATATTTTAGAAAACACAATAGATAATGATTCTATAAACCGTGATATAAATAATAATATTCATATTAAAATTACTGAAAAAAATAATGATGAACTTCATAAAAACATATATGAAAATTGTAATTATAAAATACGTGGAGAATTAAATAACAGAATATATGATGATATAGACCAAAATAAAGATCAAATTAAAGAGATAAATGATGAAATTCTTAATAAATTAATAAACGGTAATAATAGTGAGAAAATAACAAAATTATTAAGTAGTAGAATAAATGTAATATCAAATTTACAGAATTCAAATAATAATATAATAGATAATAGCATAAATCATATAGATAATAGCATAAATAATTTTAATATTACGATTGTAAATTCATTTGATCAAGCATGGACAACAAGTCATATTGATGATAAAACAAAAGTTTTATTATTATTAAATAAATGTAAATTTACAACAACATTAGAAAATATATTAGAAAATGAAGTCAATCTGAATGTACTCATTGATAAAAAAACAGATAATGGTATAATATATGAAAACAATACCATGAAAAATACAACAGTAAAAGACATTGTAAAAAGAACTATGGAAAAAATATATAAACATTTAACTGATTTTACAAATGAAGCACAGATATATAATATCGATATAGATATGGTAAATGACCAAATAATGATAGCAGGAAAGAAGTATGACGAATTTAAAAAAAATAAGACCATACAAGAAAAAGTAAATACATGTATCAAAGATATATATTGTAAAAAACAACTTAATACATATGGAGCTTTGAACAAAATAAATCATTTTAATCAAAAAGATGGTTATTAAATATTTATTTATGAACTATCAATCGTTGATTAATATTTCTATAATTATTTTCAATAATATTATCGTATTGGTTTTGTCGTTGAATACGATAATTATCATCATCTAATCTTTTGCGTTCTAAATACTCATTTCGTCTTTTATCTTCTGGAGATAAATCATACGATAATTTTGAACGCTCATTTTCTAAATGATCAATTGAATTATATGTTTTATATTTCACTTTATTTACATCGATTAACATAGTCTCATCAATGTGTGCTTTTTTATAATCAGTATAAGACAAATTATTACTTGCATTCACTGAACCAAAATCGTCAATTTCATCGATACCTCCTAAAAAAGTTGTATTTAAATTGACTAATGACGATTCTAATGCTTCTGGATCTTTATATTCAATTAATTCATTACTCTTTTTTTTATTAGATTTTACATTATTAAAATGTGCATTAAAAATATCATTATTAAATTTATTACCGAATATTTGTTCATCCTCAATTTTATCAGAAATATTTTTGCTCGCTAAATCACCATAACCTTTATCAAACGAAGATGGAATTTTATATTTTTCAAAAATTTTATTAAATTGATTTATATCAAATTTATCTTTACTAACATATATATTTTCAACGGCTTCATTAATATTATCTTCGTATTTCATGTTTGTAACAGGTTTTTTCATTTTTTGATTAAGACTATCCTTCTCTTCAGATTTTTTTAATAAATAGATATATGATTGTGTAATAATTTGAAACATATCTTTATATTTTTCACCAGCTCTATCTGGGTGATATTTAAGTGCACTTTTTTTATAAGCCTTTTTAATACGATTAATATCATAATCACTATGTTCTAAACCTAATATAGACCATGGGTCATATTTTTGTTCAAATAATTCAATCTGTTTATTTAAATATTCTTCCTTTTGATTTTGCTTTTTTTTAAAATTATTTCTACGTTCAACCTCTTCTCTTTCAAATTCTTCATTTTCATTAATAATAGTTTTTTTGTATTTAGAAACTTCATCATTAAAATTATATGGTGTAAATTCAATATTATCAAAATTTTTTTTAGGTTCACTTAGTTCATTATTTGAATTAGATGGATAATTTATAATTCGTGAATTTTTATTTTTATCAATATATATGTCAGATAACATATTTCTCTCCATCAAAGCATTATTTGAATATGTTTTTTCATTTATTTTTTCTATAATATGATTATCAATGTTTTTATTAAAGTCTTTTTGTGATTCATATGTTTTTTGAACATTATTATAATAATCATAAATAGGTTGTTGTTTTGGTGGAGGAGGTTGTTGTCTAAAATATTCTTGATTAGATGTTTCATAATTTTGTTTTTGAAAATTACGATTTTTGGAATTATATTCATCATTATTATTTAAATATTCATTATTAAAATTATTATTATTATTATTATTATTAACTAAAGGATTTTTATTGATTTTTTTAGTAACAGATTCTTTTTTTTTAGATTTCTTTTTAATAATATATGTGTCATTTTGACCAGATGGTTGATTACCCATTATATTAATATAAATATTAAAAAAAATCATTTAACTTAAACTTAAATTTATTTTGTATTATAATATTATATTAAACTTCATCTAATAAAAATATTCCATATTATAATTATTTTGTATTATTGATGGTTGAATATATGGATTTATGAAATATATTATAAAAGAGAATATTGCAACAATCCAACACCAATAAGAACCATAATAATTGTCATTTTTAGTAAATCCATATAAAATTTTATTAAACAAATAATGAACATTATTCTTATCTTCCATAACAATTAAGTAAAACGGAAATAAATAATAAATTAAAAACATTATTGTAAATATCGGTTTGTTTAATGGAGATAATATAAAAAATAATATTATAACACAAAGTAATATTGTATAATTATATTTTGATGGAAATCCCCATATTAAATGTCCTGTTCTTTTATCAGGATATGATATAAAAGTATATCTTTTATTTTTACGATAAAATAAATAATAGAATGTTATAAATATACCAAACAGTAAAAATAATAATGAAATAATAAATAATATTTTATATAATAATCTATAAATAATTGTTTTATATAATCTATCTAATTTAATACCAATCATAATAGATAATGGATGAAAATATAATAAAATACATGCAAGAACAGAACCAACAATGTTAAAAATTTTCATTTTTTTATTTTGTCCTATCCACATAAATGTTTCAAATAGTTGCATTGTTCCATATGAAATTATAAAGAATGCAAATAAACGATCATTATATAAGTTTCGTTCATATAATTTATAACATATACCTAATATAATAAAAAAACTAATAATTGAAATTGGTGCATTCCAACACATTATATAATAATTAATAATATAATAAGTAATAATATAATAATTAATAATATAATAAGTAATAATAATAATAAAAATCATTCAATAATTTCAATGCGTAATTTTTCAAAAATATTTTCCGCCATTAAAAAAATCCACAACTTAAGATTAACAACCTTATTTATATAAAGTTCCCTTTTAAAATCATTATATTGAATTGTACATTTTAAATTATTTTCATCTATAACAAAATTTACAATTGATTTAAATTTATGGGGAACTAAATAAACTGTCTCTTCTAAATTATATTCTGGAATATAAACATTACAAGACATTTTATTAGGGTTAAATTCGATAATATATCCAATTGTTTCTATAAAATTACATTTTTCCTTTAAACTATATAAAAAATTTAGTCTTCTAATATTTCTATCAAGCTTACGAGATTTTTTAGTAATATTATTAATATGTAAAATTATTCTATTTAATTCTGAAATTTCATATAAATCTTTATTATTAATTAAAATAGCATGAATAAATAGATCAATCGCTCTCCTAATAGGACTTGTAAAGTGTGTATAATAATCATTCCCAAGTTTTGAATGTTTATATATATTTAATTCATCGCCGTCATTATTATCCGCATTATATAAAACATATTTTGCAGATTTTTCTATTCTAAGTTGTAAATATTCTTTTAATTTATTTATAATTTCATTATTATCTTGATTTTCATTATTATCTTGAATTCTATTTTCGTCTTTATTTATATTTTCATAATTAATTTTATTGATTTCAGACGCATAATGTACACGCAATATTATATTTTTCAAATCACTATTATTTTTTAATAAATGATTCGCAACTGTTTTATTTGCAAAAATCATCCATAATTCAACTAATTTATGTGAATTTTTTATACATTCATCATTATTAAAAAATTTAGATGAAACTTTAACAAATCTTTTTAAAAATTCATTACTATTATATGTTTTTTCAAAATTATCATAATTGTCCTTACGAATATTTTTAACAATCGTTGGTTTAATTATATAATTTAATAATTCATAGTTTTCATTAATATTTAATATTAATGATAAAGCATATCTTTTTTCACCTTCTATTAAAGATACATAATTTTCAGAATATATAGCAGGTAAAATATTATATATTTTATGTGGCATATATATAGTTGTACCTATATCCATTATTTCTTCAATCATATCCTTAAAAAAATAATATGGACATGCAATATGAATACCTATTTCATATAATAGTTCACCAGTTGTATCATTCTCAATTTTTTTGAAATGGAATGAATCATCAATATCTTTTGAATCAATGGGGTCAATTGAAAATACTTCATAATCAACAATACTATTTCTTAAATTTTCTAATAGTTCATTATGTTTTAATTTTAAATTACTATCTATTTTTAATGTTTTATTTCTAAGACCATGATATATACGCAAGTGTTCATATTCAGATTCTTTATTGCCTAATACTCCAATTTTTTCAATAACAATACCATGTGGTAATTTTTGATATATAGTCCATTCTTTAAATTCAATAATACAATAAATATTTGATAAATTATTTTTACATACGGTCTTAATATTATAAGTTACATAAAAGTTAGGATATTCTTTTTTTGTAGGTTTAAATAAAAATAATTGTTTTCCATTAGAATTATTATATTTTATTTTAGAATCTAAATATAATATACCAATAATATGCACATTTTTTTTTAAAACACTTTCTTTTATTCCAACAACTTTAAAAGTCTTTTCTTCACAACTACAACCATCTAATTCATATAAATATACTAAATCTCCCACAATAGCACGATTGTTTACTACAATATTTTTAGTATCTCCCTCAAAATAAAATATACCATTATCCGCTTTTAATACTTCAGTTTTAAAGTTATTTAAAACATCTTCATCTTCAATATATTCATCATAATATTGCATTCTATTATACAATTTGATATTTAAAATGATTGTTTTAAAAATATTTAAATAAAGATGATTAATATTTAGAGCAGTGCGTATTTTAAATGCCAGTTTATTTTTTATAAATTTTAGGTTTTCTATGTTTTGTTGATATATGTTATATTTTTATTATATTATATAAATCTTTTTTATATTCATAAATAAAATAATTTTTATAATGTTTTTCTTTTAATTTGTTTATTGAATTATTCAAACTTTCTTTTAATTTTAATAAACTCATTGGTTTATCAAGTTTTATATAATGTTTTAATTGATTAAACCATTGTTCTATACAATTTAAACGTGGATGATAAGGACATGTATATAATAAATAATTTCCACTATTTTTTATAATTTTTTTAGTTTCTTCTTTTTTATGAATTTGTCCATTATCTAATATAAATAATTTATTTTTTACTTTATCATCTAAATTAAAATTTTTAATTACATTAAAGAAAGCTTTTAATTCTTCTTTTTCATTTCTGTCTTTACCTCTATATGTTTTAGGAAAATGTTCAAAAGTCGCTCTTTTACGAGTAATATTATTATCTCTTATAATATTTGATAAATATTGCCTACATATTGATAAATCTGTAAATTTATTATGTAGTTTTTGATGTAATAATTGCATATGTATATCATTATTATTTCTTAATTCATCCTTTATAAAATCAATATGTATTTGTTTTATTTTATAAGAACCTTTTTCTCTTTCTTTTCTATCTAAATCTTTTATTTTACTATATTTCAAAACCCATCTTTTCAAACTTCTATGAGAACATTCAAAAATATCACAAACTTTCTTAAAATTTTTAATTCTATTATAATAATTAACAGCTTTTAATTTTAAATCCGATGAAAATTGTTTTACCATAATATTTAAAAATTAGATATTATATTGTTAAATTATTAAAAATTGAAAAAAAAATATATATAATATCAATTATATAATATGAAATATACATAATTATATATGGCAATAATTATTACAAAAGACGCAAAATATAAGTTTGATATAAATTTACTTAAAGCATCATTTTCACAAATAATAGAAAATGCTAAAAAAGAATGGAATATTATATATGAAGAAAAAAGAGAAAATAATGATGGATTATGTATATGCCAACGTAAAGTTAAAAATATAATTTATATGTATAATATAATTACTAAAAATACAATTATTGTTGGTTCAACTTGTTGTAAAAAATTTAATATGAGTAATAATATATTAAATAATAAAATTCTAACTAATATATTAAAAAATAGTTTAACTAAAGGAGAATATACAAATATAGATAATATTATTACATATTGCCAATCAGTTGAAGAACAATTATTAAATCATTTTCAAACAAATTTTGAGAAAATAATTAAAAATATTGAAAAAAATACATTAGAAGAAGATAGGTATTTTAGTTCGTATTCTTATTGTTGTCAAGAATTAAAATCACTTTCAACTGATATTAATGAATTAATTCAATCATATAATTTAAATTATTTAGATAATATTTATATATTAATTACAACTAGACTAAATAAATTAGTTGAAGAAATATATAATTATGAAAAATCACTAATTTATTGTGTTAAGACATATACCGAAAATCGTATACCTGGATTTGGTAGAGATACTATTGAATATAAAAAATATTTTAATAATTTAGAAAAATGTCAAAATTATATTAATGGATTACCACCAATTGGTTATACAAAATATTCTGGATATAATAATGAAGATACTTTATTAAAGATTGAAATATTATTGAATAATCAAATTATTAAAGAAATAACTAAACCAACAATTTATTGCGTTAAGCTATACATTGAAAAATATCAACATGAGATAAGAAGTATTTTGGAGTATGAAAAGTGTTTTTATACTTTAGAAAAATGCGAGAATTATATTATGAAATTACCATTAATTGGTTTTACAAAAAAAAATTATGCAAATCATTTATGTGATTATTCAGAAGATACTATATTAAAGATTGAAATATTATTAAATAATCAAATTATCAAAAAAATAAATGATACAAATAATATAAAAAATTTAGATGAAATTAATATTTAATCAAATTTAATATAAAAATAGAAGATATTAAAAAATTACTAATTATTTTATAAAATTTAATTAATATACAATAAATATCATTAATAATAAAGACATTTATTAACTTTATATAAAATTAATATTTTTACTACATTAAAAACATTTATAATATAGAAATGATATTTATAAATTATTTTTTAATTACATAAATATATTTAAAAATTAAACTAATTATTTATATATTATGGAATCGTCTATTGATTATAAAGATTTATATGAAAAATTACTTATTGATTATAATTTAATTAAAGATAAATTAAAAACTTATACTGCACCTAAAAGAAATAAAACTTTTTATGAAAATCATAAAGATGAAATTAAACAAAAAGTTAAAGAATATCAACAAAAAAATAATTATAAATCTCAAAGAACTCCTGAACAATCTAAAGAATATAATAAAAGAGCTTATGAAAAAAGAAAATTAAAAATATTAAATGAAAATAATATAAATATTTAATTACGTTTAAAAGTATTTAAATAAATATTTATATAGATTATATATGAAAAAGAAAAAACATAAAAACAATTTTTTTGATAAAAATATAAAAGACTATAATTCAAATAATGAACAAATTTATAAAGTTATTAAAGTTCCTTTAAAATCTGTTTTTAAAAATTATGATAAAATTCAACCTATTATTGAAGATACTGTTAAAGATATTAATCAATTAGTTATAATTGGATATCAATTTTTAAGATTATTTTTATTAGAAAAATTTAATAATAATCAAGAATTTCCGATTATTAATAAACAGTTTATTTTAGATATTCTTAAAACAATTGGAATAAATAATACATCAAGAGGAAAATCTACAAATAATGATAAAATTAAAAATAAATCTATTAAAGATGAACTTAAAATATTTTATAATAATACTTTTTATAAGCATGTTTTTATTAGACCAAACATTACAAATAAATCACATATTTTAGAACAATCTGCTAAAGAGATGCTTACATGTATTAATAATAACATATCTTTACATTTTTATAAACATTTATGTAAGTACATTAATGAATTATTTAAAAATCCTGTTTCTACAATTATTAAAGAAAACTTTATTAACAAAAATATGAGAAAGGAATTATATAAAGAGTTAAATATTAATATTCGTAATTTAAAAAATGATTTATTAAATAATAAAATTGAAGACTCTAAACCAATATATCATCAATGGATAAAAAATAATCGTTTATTATTATTTCCTGAAAAAATAAGTGTATCTATTGTATATGATGTTAAAGCAAATCCTGAAAAGTATTTTAAACATGCTTTCTACATTAATCAAAAAATAGAAGAATTAGGAAAAAGATGTTATCAAGTTATACCTCAAAGAAATAATATTATTCCTAAGCATATAACTTTAAATACAAGTGCTATTGTTGATTTAATAGATGATAAAAAGAAAAATATTTTTTGTTTTGGTAAAAGTGAAATTTTATTAAATTGTAAAAAATATCAAAAATATGTTTGGAAAACTTTATTAAAATTAGAAAAAAAATCTATTTTTAAGACTAATTCTAAATATACTTTTTATAATGAAATTAAAACAGATGGTTTTGATTGTATTTTATTATTTATAAATAAAAAATATAAAAATAAAGTATTTGGTGATAAACTACCTATTTATGAAAATGAAATAGTTTTTGATAAATTAGAAGATTTTCAAAAAGGTAGATGTAAAAAATATTTAGAAGGTAATTATAAATTTATAGGTGTTGATCCTGGAAAGAAACGTCCATTTACAATGATTGATGAAAAAGGTAAATTTTTTAAATATTCAGCAATGAGAAGAAGATTTGAAACATACTCTAAAAGGTCTAATTATGTTATTGAAACAGAGAAAAAGAAAAATAATATTATTGAAAAAGAAACAGAAATATCTAATTTTAATTCAAGAACATTAAATATAGATAAATATACAGATTTTATAAAAAATAAGAATATAATTAATAATAATGTTAAAGATTTTTATAATAATATATTGTTTAGAAAATTATCTTTTAGAAGGTATACAAAAACAAAACAATCAGAATCAAATTTATTAAATGAAATAGAAAATAAATATTTGACAAAAGACGATAAAGATAAGGGTAAAAAGATAGTACTTTTATATGGTGATTATAGTATTGGAACATCAATGAAAGGATGTTATAGTACGCCAAATTTAGGATTAAAAAGATTATTATCAACACGATTTGAAATATATGATACAAATGAGTATAAAACAAGTAAATTATACAATAAAACATATAAAGAATTAAAGAATGTAAAAATAAGGAAAGGTAAACATGTAAAATCTCTACACGAAATACTAACTCTAAAAGAGGACACTGAAAAGCGTATA